CGCCTTCATCAGGCGTGACGCCTTGTGATCGAAGTTCTTCTGACACAACATCTCTGAATCCAGACTGTCTTGTTTGAGGTGGTGCTAACTGAGGTTCTTCTTCTTCAACAAGTGACCATGTCATATAGGGTTCCATTTTTCACCGTCAGATTTAACTTTCTGACCAGTTTCTTTGTTTAACATTGATTTACCTTTGAATTGAGCCGGATCAGGAAGTGAGTTGAATGAGGTTTTATTTACTTCTTGTGCTTGTTGAGTGATGTTATAGTCCAGCATGGCATCAGCTAAAGTTTCTGTTTCTTGATCAAATTTCTCTAATTCCTGAGGTGGTGGATTTCCTTTATGCTGGTCAATCAATGACATCCTCTCTTGAGCTCTTGCTAGGGCTTGTTCGTTAAAAGCTTTTAAAGCACGAAGTTTACCTTCAATAATTGGTTGACGATCTGTGGCTTTGGGAGAAAATTTATCTTTAATCAAATTAATTTTTTGAGTGGGAATAGCTCCAACAGGGTTGAATATTTTTAAAACAGGCTCTATGGAAGCTAATCCTAAAGCGTCAAATTCTGAAGCATCCGATGATCCGATTAAGGCTTTTCCATAACCTGTCACGCCTGTTAACTTCTTAGATAAATTCTCCATTCTAGAAATATTTTTTAAAGCATCCCGAGACTTTGCAGTTTGAGTTTGATCTTCCTTATATTGCTTAGCTAAATCTGTTTGGTAAGTTTTTTCAAATTGAGTTTGAGGTACTGGTTTTTCTGATTGAGGTCTTGTAAGACTTTCAGCAAGTCTTGGATCATTTACATAGGGATCTAACTCACCTTCTTCCAATTTTCTTCTCTTTTCTAAATCTCTAAGAATTTGTTTATTCTGTTCCTTTTTTGAATTAGCTTCATTCTCTTTACCGATTGCTTTCTGAGTAAATTCTTCTCTCTTAAACAATTGATCGGAAAGTCTTTGTGCAGCTTCTGGATGCTTACGAAGAGCTTGATGAAGTCTAATATGCTTTTGTTCAGGTGAAAGATTTGGATTCGTCAAACTAGATTCAGCTTCTTTTAATCCTTTTTCCAAAGATGATAAATGTCTTTCTTCCTTCTTCTTTTCGGCAATGTTATGGAATGTTTCTTTAAGAGTATTTGAAAGGGTTTCTCCAAGAAATTCAGCTCTGTTAAATCCTGGCTTTAGTTCGTGAATTGGCATATTAAAGTGCTCCAAATATTGCTGGTATACCATATTTTATTGCTGCTTGAGCTGCATAATCTCCATACCCAGCTTGTGCAGGTTTATAGTGAGATTCATATGGGCTAAATTTAAGACCTGTTAATTGATTTTCAACTGGGATATTCGAATAAGCTCCAGCTTGTCCTCTTGCAGTTTCTTTTTGTCCTTCTCTCATTGCAGCTAAATCTTTTTGTAATCCTCTACCTGCTTGAGCTAATGAATTTTGAAGACCACTTCCGTAGGTTGCACCTGCTCCAGTTCCTAAACTTCCAAATTTTTCTAACAATCCAGGTACTGTTTCTTGTTCAAATTTTTCCAAGTATGGCGCTTCAAAAGCTCTTATAGACTCAGGATCATTTGAAAGAGCTTCTTGAAGACTTTTATATCCTGCTTGATATAGAGGATCGTTTCGACCACCTTCAGTTTTATATAAATTTTTTTGATATTCTTCTTGTTCTGGAGTTCCTGTTTTAACTTTACCAAATTCTTCAGGAGTTCCAGAAATTGCATCCTTTAAATTTGATATTCCTTCAAATATGCTATCAAGTTGTTCTTTTACAGGAGCAAAAGGTGCATGGGGATTATCATATCCAATAAGTTCTTTCCATAACGGATAATCTTTATCATCTTCTTCCATTTCTTCATAAGATTTAGGAAGTAATTTTCTTTGATAAAAAACCATTCTTCGTTTTGCTTCTGGAGACATCTTCTTCCATATCTCTGCCTGTCTTATTTGTTCTTTTGATTTAGGATTATTAGATCTTTCATCTATGTGAGCAATTGCATCATTGATAAATTTATATTTAGGATCTTTTAGTTTTTCACTTATATATCTATCAATACGATTTGATCTTGTTTCTTTATTAACAGATTGATTTTCGACTGGAGCAGGTTGGTTTGCAACTGGTGGTTGTTGTGGATTTTGAGATGGAGTTGCTTGTTGAGGAGGAGGAGTCTGTTTTTTATCTATACTTGTTCTATGACGTCGACTTTTAGATCTCTGTAACATTTCCATTACATCGCTCGTATTTCTACCAGTAAATATCTCTCCACCTGAGTCTCTTCCACCATTTTGTGAATAATATTCTTGTAAAGGACTCATAGTTATTCTTAAATTTACGATAAATTAAAGTAATTTGTATAACATATTTCAATGCTTTTTCACAGAGTAAAATGCTGTTTAAATAGATATAAATCAGATTCTTAAACTTCCATAGGGATTAATTGGTGGGATTTGAGGATTTGAAGAGTAAAAACCACCTGAAAGTTGTTGTTCTCTCAATCTACGAGTGTCATCGGGGGTCATGCCTGTTTTTACTAGGTTTAAACCTATGGCAAGATATCTAAATGCGTCTGCGCCGTGTGAAGCGAAACTGTGAAAGGGATTTTCTCCCCAGCACCCGCCTTTCTCATTCCACGATCTTTTATAAGATTCCAGCATCTTTATCCCAGTACTACACTTTTCTTCATCAAACCAGCACCTATTAAGCATGTTACGCACTGCGTCGATCCCTTCATCGACTCCAAGTTTCCGCACAACAGTAAACTGGACATTTTGACCCCGTGCGATTTCTACACGGGTTAAGCCTGTGCCGTATTCATGTGTGTCGGCATCATGAGGGACTAGATTTTTTCCTAAAGAATATGGCCTGTCTTTTACATACTTAAGGTAGTGAGGTAATGCATATCCACTATTTTCATAATACTCAAGTAGATGAATCTCTTGATTTGCGAGCTGAAAAAACCAGATAGCTGTTGAATCTCCAAAACCTAAATCCCAAGAAGTATGCACGGGCAAATTTTCATCGTAATAAACCTTACAAATTCTCTTTTCATTTCGGGCCTTGGTCAGCAACGCGCCGTAGTAAAGACCTTCATTTGCAGTCTCAAAGCTCTCATTAGCAGTGCTAGGATATTCCCGTTTCATCCCAAGCCCCTGAGTGGCTTGTTTCTTGGCATACCACGCCATTTGAGAGGGGAGAAGCTTGATTTTATCGGTGTCCTCTAACTTATTAAAATAATCTCTTAGATCTTGCGGAATAGACACGCCTTCAGGGTTAAGATGATAATCAGGATGCTTCCACCAAGGGAAAAAGAAGGCTTTATAATCTAATTTTGAAAGTTTTTTATTAGAGTCTTTTTCTGCAAGGGCCTCCTTACACATTTCGTAAAAATAACCTTCGCGTCCTTCTGCGGTACTCTCAATAATTACATACTGACCGGGGGCTAAAGTATTCAATGAACCCGTGATAACTTCTTTTGCCTTCTCAGGATAGCGAGCGCATATTTTCCCGAATTCAGAAATATGCAAAAATTGTAGCGTTGACCCTCTCATACTAGTTCCTACACGCAGCAAAGAGCCATTATTGAACTGCAGCTCTCTAGCATTGTCCATGTTTGCGACTCTTATTTTCTTTACCTCTTCAGGCAAATTCTCATAAGCAAATTTCACTCTTCGGAAAAGCATTTCAGCATCTTCGCGCGTGTGAGCAATGATCCCAGCACTGCAATTTGAATTGAATAAACAGCGATCGAGGTAAAGCAAAGAAATAAATGTCGAGATTCCAACTTGGCGACATTTTAAAACAATCGAACAAAACCACAAGTTATCGTAGAGCTCCTCTTGAGCCCAATTCATTTTAAAATGTTTTTTGTTTCCCGACTTATCGATAATTAAATAAAGATTATTAAGCCTCCACTTAGGATCATTTAACCTCTCTGAGGCTTTTTCTATTGCATCAGGCGTCATCTTTAACAATATCCTTAGATTTTCCATCGGCTTGCTGCATAAGGAAAGCTAGAGGGGAAGCCGCATCGCCTGAAATTTTACTTTCTTGTTTATCAGACCATCCATGACAATTCATTAAGGCGAACTTTGACATGCCTGAATTAAAAGTCTCCATCATTGATCCCTTAAAGATTCTACTCTCCTGCAAACCCTTTGCTAGCTTATAAGCTCCGCAAAACTTTTGGTTTTCTTTAGCCCATTCAGACATACAATCAGGATCAATGTCCCTCTCTAAACAAAAATCTTTAAACCAAAATCTCGACTCATCTTTCATCCATTCAACAAGCTCATCAGCGAAGCGTTCGACATCTTCAGTTGAGAATTTTCGAGGTCTTCCTCCAGTTTCGCTTCCTTTATAGGGTGGATGATTCTTAGGTGCTGGCATATTATTTCCTTTTTAATTCTCTTTCTAATTTTGAATTGACTTCTTCAGGATCCTCACCATCGGATAATCCAAACCAAGCGTTTGCGAAAGCTTCTTTAGCATTAGGAGAAACATCGACCCCTTCTGCGGAAGATAAGGTTTTTATAATCATATCTCCGTCTCTTCCAGTCTTTATATTCCTTCCTGAGAAATCGGTTTTCCATCCCAATAAGGTATGTTCTAAGGTGACAACAAAATCATAACGTCTGAAAGCACTTTTAAAATTAAGCTTTAAATTCTTTTTACTATCTTCTTTTGGTTCGTTATCAATATTTGTCATTTTGTTCCTTTGAACTGCTTGTTAATAATATAATCATTTTCATTCGTTCTGACAATACATATAATCTTTTTTTTAATTACGATCTAAAAGCGCGTTTTTTTGTTGGCAACTTCCTTTTCGGAGGGTCTACCCATTCTTTCGATGCAATGGATGCTATTAGTTTATTGTTTTTTTCGATGACAGTTTCCTTGACTGCTGTTGAGTTATTATCGTTCTTAGATGGTTGAACTTGCTTCGATGGTATTTTTGATTTCTGAGGGAAAACAAGCGGGTTTTCGACATCAACAAGTCTCTTTTCAATGAAAGCACGACCTTGCTCTCGAATTGCAGTTATAAGATCTTTCTGTTTATCTAGATCTTCGAACACAATGAAGGGATACCTAACAGACTCGCCAGTTTCGTGATGAGTTGCAAGCTTTCCAGGAAGATTAAAAAACCAAAAGTCCTTTTTCTTTGAAACGTAAATTCCAAGAATGTGAATCCCGATATCAAGAAGCTTAACTCGAAGTGTTCCATTTAGGAATTCTTTCCTTTCGTCATGTTCCATTGGGTAAAATTCAACAATTTCAATTTTCATAATTCTCACTCAATTTATTTTCTTTTTGTCTCGTTTCTCTGAATAGTCTCTAAAGAACTAATAATCCACTCTCGCAAATTCACTCCTGCAAGATAGGCGTCTCCTGCGCTTTTTCCATCAGGTGTTAGCACCCGTTGAATCGATGGGAATATTTTTTTCCATTTAGCGCATGCTTTGGCTCCAGCTTCATCAAAATCAGGGCAGAAAAGAAGAATCGAAGTACGCTTTAATAATTGATCGGTTTCTAAGTCGAGAGATTTTGAGCTTCCTCCCAAAGCAACACAATAAAGCAAATCGCTTGCTTCTTGTTGCATAAGCAAAGCATCCAATTCACTTTCAATAATGAGAGTCACTTTCAAAGATTGTTGGCCATAAACAGAGTGGCATTGCTTTGAGCCAGATAATTCAACATATTTAGGTAGCTCATCCCCTTCTTTCCAATTTGATCTCCTTACCTTGATTTTGATAACTTGATCTTCTGAAAAAGTAGGGATAACAATGCCAGCGGGCAACCAGAGTTTTTTAAGTGTCCCATCTTCCTTTGTTTGCGATTCAACCCCCCATTCCTCTCTTACTCTCCACAAATCTTTCGGGTTAAATCCAAGTTTAAACCTTTTGATCGATTCAAGAGAGAATCCTCTATTCATAACGAAGGCTAAAGCTTTTTGATTCGCCATCAATTGGATATGACTCCATTCAACAAAAACCATTGCTTTATCCTTCCATAATTTCGACGGTTCTTTAGCAATAGGTAACTTGATTTCTTTCTTGGTAACAAATGATACATCTCGTTTTTTTGGCTCGATTTTTAACCTTTCACACGCTTCTTTATATGAAAGACCATACAGTTCACGAATAAAAGTAATAGCATCCCCTTTTTTGCCACAATGCCTATGGCAATCGAAACGACCTCCTGTATAAGAGCCATTACCGTTAAGTCTATTTGGCCAGATCAGAAAGCGATCATCCCCTTCTTTGCAAAATGGACATGGAGAACAGTATTCGCCCCCATGAGTCGAGGCTTTCTTTTTTGGTGTGTAACCAGCCTCCTCAACCAAGTCTTTTATGTTCATGATCTATTTTTACCGTTTTTTTATTGGTTACACCCTTGGATACACGCAAGATACACCTTAAAAATAAACTTAAGTTATTTATATTCAACAACGTTACACAGATACACCAGATACACCAAAACTATAAACTTAAAAAATAAAATAAATTGAAAAAAGGATAAGTAAGACCTCTTTGCGCGCGACTTGATATATATAGTGTATCTAGTGTAACTGTGTAACCTATATATATATATATACTCACAAAGCATCCTGAATGATTTTTTTTGGTTACACTCATTTTTTTTTAGTGTGTAACTTGGTGTATCCTGATTAATAATCAACATGTTATGAATCGTCTTCTGTTAAATCAATCACATAAAAGCGATCTTGTTTTTTAGTGTGGGCTGGGATTTTTTTGTTTGTGCTGCTTTTTCCTTGGTTATCAGGAATTAACAAACCTTTTTCTATTAGTATTTTTGCTGCCTGCGTGGGATCAAAACCTTGGCAAAGATTTTCTTTGAAGGCTTTAGGCAATACATAAAATTTTGCACCGTCTTTGTATCCCCATACAGTTTGTCTTATTCTTTTATCTTCCATAGAATCGGTTCCAATAAACTTTCCATCTGAGTTTTCGTGCAGCAATCCTGTAACCTGTTCAACTAAACTATGAGATTCTATATCCCCTGTTGTTCCTCGATCGCCTAACCAATCTTGATAACAAGTTTTAACCGCTGATTTTGCTTCATCATCCGTTAATCCTTCTCCCAACACATCGAACTTTTTAGCTAAAAACAGAGCAGAATAAACCAACCCGAAACGACGAGCTACTCGTTTAACTTGTCCATCACAATTATTGGCGTTGTCCGCAACAAAATCATCTATTGCAAATCGAAGATCCCTACGAGCGTCTTCTATTCCATAATTAACTATGCCCTTAATAAAAGCTCTTGCAGCTGTTCCGAAATAGTTCCCGCACTCTTTATCTAATTCGTTAGAAAATTCTTCTCCGTCCTTACAGTGGTGAATTTTCTCAAAGCATCCATACCCTTTCGTTACCTCGGCAGGAATATCAGCCACTCTTGCCATTTGACCCGCTTTTACTACCTTTTTCCCCTCTCTCATATGTTCTTCTAGACCTAATTCGCCAGTGCTTAAGATCATTACTTTCCATGTCTTCGGTTCTCTTGCGGTTCCGTCTCTTGCTGCGCGCTGTTTGCCCATTCCCTGAGAAATCATATAAGAAATCTCTCCGGCTTCTTTTGCATCCGATTGTCCAAATTCATCTAAAGGCAACAAACTATCGTTATAAAGAGCGCAGACACCTTCCAGTCCGTTTGCTGTTGTTTTCCAGCTTCTTTTGTAATCGGGTGAACCGAACACGCTTACCGCAGCCTTGAGACACTTAGTTTTTCCTATGCTGCTGCGCCCTTTAAAATTAAATCCTCCACTATCTTCCCCTATCAATTGTAAGCACATGGAGGCAAATGCTGTTCCAAGGCTAAAGATTAATCTAGAATTGCCGACACAAAGGTGTAAAACATGTTTTTGCCAATCTTTTAAAGTTCCTCTTTGTTTGACCCCTTTTGGACAAATTTCATTTATTGGATAAACGCTTTCGCTATCTTCTGCACTGCCAATAACTTCGCCATCAGGAAATACATATTGATCAGCATGCCAACCTGCCTTATCAACGCAGCGCATTTTTTTCTCTGGACGAACGTACATTAGAAATTCTAAAAGCAATTTTTGATTTTTTGGATTGGTGGGTGTCTTCTGTCCGAGGTCTAAAAGAGTTTCGTTTAATTCAGGCCATTTCCCAAGAAGTCGGCGTGGCATTGGCCATAAATGATCTTTTTCGCCATCATACAGTCTAAGAAGTAATGAATGATTTCTTCCTTCTGTGTCTCTAAGATGAGCTTCTGGATAAATCGGTGAACTTATCCAAACTGGTGCTTTTTTTTCTTCTTCTTGTTGTTCTACAACTTCATTTTCATTAATCGGATCGAAATACAATCCATCTGGTTTTAAATAATAATTTCCAAAACGATTCTCATCTTGCGTGTAGCGATTATTTTTCTCTCGATCTACAGCCTCTTTCTCCATTTTGTTGAAAAGTGTTTCGCGTTCGTTTTGTGCTGTTTCAGCTAGCGTCTCATTTACTTTTTCTTCTATTTCTGATATCATCTGATTATCCATTGAATGCGTGTCTAGGCGGTCTGTTTGTTTCAGCCGCCTCTATTTCTTCAATCTCCCGATTAATCTCAATCAATTCAGCTGACAATTTCAGCACTCTTTCCCACCAGAAATCTTTCTTTTCTCTATCCTGAAAATTGTTAAAAGAGATTAGGCATTGATTTCTGGCTTTCTCAGTTTCATTTCTAGCGATGATCGCTGTTTCCCAATCAAATTGAAGAACCACGTCATGTTTCCCTTCCTTGATTCTTCTTTTTGTCCTGAAAATTACTTTCGATGAATTTCAATAAATCTTTTTTTGCCACAATTAATCGACGTGGCGAAATGCGAACGAAAGGAAGATCTCCTCGTTTAAGCGCTACAAGTACCGAATTATGACATCCGAAAATCCCGAGATTCACTAATTCGCTTGTGGAACAAACTGATTTATCTTTAAGTTTTTCAGCGACTTCTTCAAGAATTGAGCAAGTTTTCATGCGACCTCTTTTAATTTTTAGAGGCGCAGAATGCAGATGTACAGAGATTTAAATCATTTATTCATAATCACTTAATGACTTAATAAGCTTATCAATATCAAAAAAAATAAATCTTTTTCGTTGAAAAACTGATCCAATCTCTGATACTTTACGAAATCTAAAGCTAAAAGTGGACGCCAGTTCACATATTCGGACGGAGACATTGAGCCGCAAACTCTTTGTCTCTTCTTTCAGCCTTAATTCATGCATTCCGCACCATTCTTTCTTTCTTCATTTTCATGCTTAAGCACAATAAAATACTTTACCCCGCTTTCACTAATAGCAAAGCCTAACGAATTTAAAATATTTATTACAACATTTAAAATAGACAAAATATGTTCTCATAGTATGTTTTGGGAAATTTTTTATATAAAAAAATATTTTTATTTTGTTTGTCATTTTCTTCTTTTTAAAAGACTAAATTTCTTTCCCATGCTTTATGCAAATACTCATATCAACTTCTGACATTTCAATCATCATATATTTTTGTAAATCGTTGTATATCATTTACTTACAGATGTTAACTTGTTGATTATCAACTTTCATTTA